TTATTGAATGAATAGTTAGCTGAATTTTCAAGAATTCGCCACAAAATATCGCCAACCTCTGGAGCGATATTATTTTCTTTAATTTTATCAGAGATTTTCTCTTTCCATTTCTTGACCTCTTCAACCTTCTTTTTGCCTACGATACGGCGAAGAACTTCTGCTTCATCTAATGTAAAGCCTATTTTATTAGACATTTTCATAAGCTGCTCTTGATATAGAGCAACGCCTCCGCTTGTGCTTAGAACAGAGTCGAAGAATGGATGGATTGGCTCGTAGACGTTGTTGTTAGTGAAATTGGCGTATTGCTCTACGAACTCTAGCGCGCCCGGGCGAGCAAGCGCTAGGACGCCGCTCAACTCTTCAAGATTCTTGGGTTTGACTTTCCTGCAAACCTTAAAGTTAGTGTCAGCTTCGATTTGAAAACATCCGTGAGGAGTCTTTAGGTCTTGAAGTTGTTGATAAACAATAGGATCATTAAAATCAACGTCAGAAACTTTGATTCCAACTAGCTTGCAAACACGGTCAACGATTGAAACGCTTCTAAGACCAAGAAGATCAAGCTTAACATTAAATACAGAAATCCAATTCATGTCATAACTGGAGACCTGTTCTTTATCGCTGGTAAGTTCGACAGGGCAGCTTTGATCTATCGGGTAGTACGAAAGCATCATTCCAGATGCGTGGACGCTCTTATTCTTGATTAGGTTTCTTAGCTTTAGAGCGGTCTTGTAAGATCTAGGATTCTGTTCGCACCATTTCCTAAGCAGCTCAACCTCTGCGTTAGCCTCCTTTAGGTCCATGACTTGACCGAAAGTCTTTGGTATCAAAGAGCTAACTTCATTCATTTCTGACTCTGGCTTCTCGTCAATGATCTTGCCGCATTCTTTGATCAGCAGTTTTCCGCTAAGAGTGGTCAGAGTAAGAATCTTAGAGGTTCTTCCAGTGAATAGTTGATCAAGATATTTAATTACCTTATGCCGATTATAGTAGCAGATATCGATATCGACATCGCACATCAATGAACCATCAAGGTATGTGATGCCGTCAACGACTTGCTTCTTCGCACGAATCTTAGAAATGAAACGCTCAAAGAATAGTTCATATTTGATTGGATCTACCTTGGTGACCCCCAGCAAATAAAGAATAAGGCTACCAGCAGCAGAACCGCGCCCAAGACCCACAGGGATGGAGTTCTCGTTGCAGTAATTAATAACAGTCCACACCAATAAGATATAGTCAAGAAATCCAAGCTCTTTAATGGTTTCCAATTCATACTTTACTCTTTCAGCATATTTAGGAAAGTCATCTTTAGCAATATTGAGCTTCTTGAAATTCGCTCTGCACACCTGCATCAAGAAATCATAGTTGGAAGAATCCTCTTTTAGGCCATACTGTTTCTTAAGGCGGCTTTCGATGTTAAACTCGGGAAGTCTTACGCCATAAAGTGGCAGTTTAATATTAGAAAATAAAGAATTAAAGTCGTTCATATTTCAACTTGGAATTTGATTTTATTCCAAACTTTGAGGTTTAGTTCTAGGTCGATGATGGCGTTATGGAGATTGTCGTAGTCGTGATCTATGTTGTAGTCTTTGCCGAGAGCGGTAAGATTTGTCTTGATGCCTTTTTTATAAGTATGCAACAGCTTATACTGATATTCAATCAAAGACTCTTTTGGCATCTTAGGAATGCCATATTTGATTCCTTTGGCTAAGCAATTGGTGTCCAAGATTTTATTAACTAAATGATTCGCTCGCAACCCTTTGAGCAAATACATTTCTTTTATAAGATAGAGGTCGAAGCCAAGAATATTATGACCAACAATATAGTCAGAAGAGTCAAGCCAATCCCTAATAGTGCTAAACACATCGTCAAATTTCTTGCCAGTTGTTTCGACGAGTTGTTCTGGGTATCTTGTGATTCGTTTTGCATCTTCAGATATTTTAAGATTAGTATCCCACTTAATCAAGAAATCTCGCTCGTCAATCTTCTTGCCGCCTACAGTATCAAGCATTGCAACCTGCCAAGGAAGATTTTGGCAAAAATTGAGACAAAGATTTAGCGTTTCGCAGTCGATGAAAACAAGGCGTTTAGACTTGTCAAATCTCAGTAGTTCATTTTCCATATTTTTCCTTGAATGATTCGGCGCAGAATTCGTTTGAAGAGCAGTGTTCCAGATTAGGCTTGTTCAGAGTGGTTCGCTCAGAAATGCATCTGAAAGTTAGATAAGCCAAAAAGTCCTCTTTGTTCTCATAATAAACAGATTGAGCTTTAACCGCTAGAAGCTTATCTGTTGTAATTTCTTCTACTTTAGACTTTAGAATACCATCGAATGGCAAATTATTATCTTCTATAAAATAGACAGGCTTGCAAAAGCTGAAATCAGGAATACAAATGCTGTAAGTCAAATTATTCTTGAAGACATAAGAGTCATAAAATGGAATGCCCAAGCAAAGATTATTTTCATCCCATAACTCTTTAAGAGTCTTGCAGTCTATTCTTGGATAATAATAAAATCCTCTGGTGCTTGCACTAGTTGAAATTTTAATTAGATTTTGATAGCCTTCAGAATTCCTGATGAAAACTATAACTTTATGCTCCTTATCTTTGGATTCAGCAGTCTTGTTGTCTATATCATCACATACAGTCAATCGCAAACCAAATCTTAAATCTAATTTGGCATCTTCGCAAGACTTGTAAGCCTCAAGAAATCCAGAGATAGAGTCATCGACAAGATAAACTTTATCTAAACCAAGCTTTTTAGAGATATCTATTATTGAACTTGGTTCATCTGCATCGCTAGATCCAGCCTTGGCAAGCGTTAAAACAGACTTCCCAAGACTATAATGGGACTTAAAAAGCGGGATCGCTGAATACTCCATGCCTTAGTATGGCTCTGAAAGTTTGGAAGTCAATCAAAAAGTCAACTCATCTTTGCGCCAGAATGGGCAACCTTTGTATTCTTTTTTATTTATAAGTTTTACCTTGGGATCATTAACCAAAGAGTTCTTATCAAAAGAAGATTTAACGTATTTATCATTCTCGTCTACGCCAACATAAAAAGTATTTGGAAGCCTAGATGGGCATATCCACTTACCGGGGACATCGCTGCCGCACATCCATTTCTTTTTAGGAGATTTAGCTGCGAGATTTTCTACAGCTTTCTTTTCATCAAAAGAAGAAATATATCCAGCTACATAACTTAAATAAGCTTTGAAACCTTCCAATTGTTCAGCAGTTGGCTTAGGGGCTTCTTGGATTGGCTGCTTCTTAAACTTAAGAAAAATAAAAGAAACATCTGGAATATGACCTTTGGTCTTAAAAACTGCCAAAGAGTACATTAAATTTTGCAAATTGAAATCAATCTCTTCTTTAGAGAACTTTCCTTTGCTTGACTTATAATCGTAAATTTTGTATTCGTTATCACTAAATTTAGCGAGCTTGTCGATAAAACCATTGATAATATAATCTTCTTCTTCTAGTTTAAACTCGGACTCCGCCTCGACAAGTATAGCGCCAGAACAGAAAAAATCACTTTGAAGACCAGTCTGGATCATAGAGTATATCATCTCCAGATTTTCCTCGTCATCAACCTTGAGCTTTTTGGCGTTTTTTAAGATAAGTTTATGTATAGCTGGGTTTTTAATTACGCCAGCTTTACCGGAGCACAAATCTTCAAAATACTTCTTATGCCTATCAGTTAATAGAAGCTCAAAAATTAAGTGGCAAATTGTGCCTCTAGATGCCCCAGAGTTGGAGATATCAGGCATCTTAAAAATATATTTAGTATAGTAAAGCCAACTGCATCCTTCGGCAGTTTTGATTTTACTAGCACTTAGCTTTACTTTTTCTACGGCGCTCATTGTATTGAATTATACCAGTTACTGATCAGAGATCTATCTTTTAAATGCATTTCACCGAAATCTTTTGCTCCAAATGGCAGTTTTATTTCTACTTGACTGGGATCAAAGTAGTTCAAAAGTCTTTGCTTGGCAGATTCCGCAGCCATGTTTCCAGCAGCATTGTTGAAGCTATCGTCATTAAAGGCAATTACAATTTTCTTAGGATTGTATCCAATGAGAGAATAAACGATCTTCGGGGAAAGGTTCAATCCAAAAGATACTATACAATTATTTATCCCATTTTCTCTTAGAGCAAGCATATCGCCTATGCTTTCGACAAGAATTATTTCTTTGGAAGATTTAATGTCTTTAGCGTTAACTTTAAGAGGGAACGCCCACTCTTTCTTATCACCAATAAGTTTCCATTTTGGGCGACCTTCTAGACTGATTTTAGAAACATCTCTGCCAGCAAAGCCAACTATTTCATCCTTGCAGTTGAATATTGGGAATACATATCGATTGAACATCTTGCCAGTGGTTGCAACGCCGCCCTGAAAAGGAGCAAGAGTTTGGCTCGATATTCCTCTATTGCACCAATAAGAATCGTCTCTAAGAAGCTTGATCAATAAAGATTTATCAAATACAGTGGTTTGAGTTGTAGTTACTCTTTGCTGATGCTCTTCTTCATTAGAAGTATTGATTCCTTTTTCAGAAATCCATTTTTTGGCTTCGTCTATAGACTTTAATTTAAGAGTCAGCCTAACTAAATCTTCTATAGACCCACTAATATTTTCTTTGAAGTCAACCCATTGCCCAGAATTCTTCCAAATCCTGAGTACGTTATCGTTACCAGAATCTCTATAAAGAGGTCTGGTTCTGAATTCTCTGCCATGATCTGTCAGAGTGTAACCGATATCTGTTAGTATCTGTCTTACTGATTCGCAATCGTTCATAGAACTTCGCCATCACCAGAGTCATCAAGTTCGGGCCTCAAAGCTTTAGCAGACAAAACATCCTCTAAAGTTCCAGTCTCCTCAACATTAAAGTTATTAATATTGAAGCTTATATAATTAGGAGCGTATTTTATCTTCTTGCCCTCTTTGATCCTAACTAAATCATGATGACCGGCGGAATCCTTGCCTTGGAAACGCGTGGCCAGAGGAATGAGCTTATGAGACCCAAACTCTGGTCCATCATCAGCAATCTCTTCGACGCTCTTGCGCCGAAAAATGGCAACGAATGACGCGAACCATTGGAGCCGATCAGATTGAGAAATCGCGCTGCTATCATCAACGCCGTTTTCAGCGCTTCGGTTAAGCTGGCAGGCGGTCAAAATGGGAACATTCAATTCTGAGCATAGCTCTTTCAAAGCGTTGACTTTTTCGCCAATCAACTGATGTTCTTGTTTATTCTTATCAGACTCGCCGGTAAGCTTAATATAATCGTATACAATAACACATTGATTTCCTCTGCCTACCTTAGAGAAATACCAGCGCTTCACGATAGATACAACTTCTTCAATAGGTTTACCAGCTACCTGAAGGTGATCTACTTGGTTGCTTAATGACTTAATCTTGCTTTTGCTTTCTTCGAATTTCTGGAATAGGCTCGCATTCTTTTTCCAATTGCCAGTCTCAAGATGCCAAACTGGAATGCCAGTCAAAGAAGATGCTATTCTGAACTTCATGTCTATAGTAGACATTTCAGTGTCTAGAACCAAAGCTCGACAGCCTTTGTTTATCGTGGTGATCTTGATGGCTAGATCGTTCAAGATCGTTGATTTTCCGTGCTTTGGGCGGCTTACCCAAGCATAGATATTACCGGGGCGAATACCACCATAAAGACGATTAAAGTTTTGATATGGGCTAATTAAGCCAGTATCTTGGATCGGATTATTCCCGCGTTCTTCGATAATTTCTATAACATTAGCAGTTATGTCTTCAGGCTTATTATTTTCAGCAGCATAAACACAAATCTTGCTATTATAAATCTTATCTGATTCGTTGATGATTTCTTCGATTGGCTTTTCGGCGCATGAATTAGCAAATTTTTTGATCTCGTCTCCGGTTTGTTCTATCTCGCGGCGGATTCTGAGTTTAAGAAGCTCCTTCGCGCCTTCGATCAAGCCAGCTTGAGACGTTGGAATGAGGCAAATACTATTGACATAATTGAAAATATCAATAGACTGATCTTTAAATGTTATGCCAAGATTCTGGCACTTCTGGGATATTAGAACTTTGTCTATCTGCTCTCCCTTATTAAAGGTCTCTTTAAAGACGCAAAAAATAGTATAATGAACCTCATTGATGAAATCGCTGTCGCTAATAAAAGCTTCAATGTCAGCAAATGAAGTTGGGAATCTGATTAGTCCAGATAATACGTATTTTTCTACCTGTAGTGAATATATCGCCATTAAAGTTTGATGTTAAATTTATCTACGAAAAACTGCTCTGTTAGGTTTTTTACTTCATCTTCATAAATCTCCACCAATTGAAACTTATTTAAAGAAAGCCACTTTTCTTTAGCAACGTCTCTCTTAATAGACTTCAAATAGTTTAGACGCGAATCTCCATGAAAGAATTTATTATAAGCAGAGTGCTGCTTTCCATGGACCTCTACAGCTATTCTTAGAGTAGCGTTAACGATATCGACTTTGAGTCGAGATCCGAAAACAGGAAACTCTTCGTAGACAATATGATTTTTCCAGTACTGTTTAAGAAATTGCTTGGTATTAAATTGTACTTTGGATCGAGAAGCAGCCTCCCAATCTATCAAATATTGAGAGACGTTTTTGCTTACAACCTTTCCATATACATTAAAAAGCTTCATTTCTTAAGAGCGCTAATAAACTTATTGAATAGATACTTAGTAATATCTTGATGCTCTTCTAGGAAGTTCTTTAGATTAGCCTCTCCTTGATGCTGCTTTGGCATTTCAAGGCTGTTGTCGGCAAGCTCTTTGATAAGTTCATCAGTGATAGTGATCCAAGCTCCCTTGGCATGAGCGAACTCCCAAGCCAAAAGCTGGTCTACAATCTCGTACTCGACCCAAACGCTTGATCCGTTAGAGCGGCCATACTTAATTGGATAGCGAACTTCTCTGCCAGACTTCTCGTTAGGAGTCTTCTTAAAGACAATCTTGCACCAATGTCCGACTGGATTGCCTTCTCCCTTTGCATTGGCATAAATAAAATCCTTATTCCATCTCTGCTGGAATTCTAGAATCCAGTCTGAATAGTGGAGAGCAGCATTTCCGCCGCTGGCATTAGTGACCTTTGGATCGCCCTTCTCATACGGATTGATCTTAATAGAAGATCTAACCTGAGAAATAATAAAACAAACATGTCCGCGAGAAGAGAAAGCCGCAGCCATCTTCCTCAAAAGATCAGAGGTGAGCAATGCCGCTCCAGCGGTTTTATTCGCTTCGGTGGCGGACTTCGCCAAATCGTTTCTAGGAACCAATGCGTCTAGACTGTCGATAATAAAGAAATAAATATTCCCATCATCGTTATCTTTGATGAGTTCGCGCATAGTGTCGGTAACGAATTCGTAGTCGTTCGTTGGGATCACTCGCCACTTGCTTGGATCTGTATTGACGCCAGATCTCGCAACCATATTTTCGCTCAAGCGCCCTTCAGATTTAATATAAATGATGCAACCCTTTTCCGGATGCAAGAGCTGAAAATTACGAGCAAAAGATAAAGCGTTGCTGGTTTTTCCGCCTTCAGTGATTCCTGAAGACCTGATGATACCGGGGTGGATTCCGCCACCCATTTCGATATCTAAAGTAAGGCTTCCGCTGCTTACAACATAATCAATATTATTGTCAAAAGCGTAGTGGTGGTCTTTGTTTCTATTAAGAATGCTATCCAGCACCTTAAGCTTGCCTGAAGAATTTGAAACCTCGGCTTCTTCTTGGACTTCTTTTTTTGGTCTTGCCATATTATTTATTGTTGAAAATATTTAGAAACTGCTTGAAAGATGTGGGTTTTAAAACGACCTCAGTTGGAGGCGCGACAGGATTATCTTCTAAAACTATCTCCTGCTTTTCAAAAGAAAGAGATTGATACTTTTTGATATCGTTTAAGAATTTTTTTCCGTTGTCTCCCAGAAACCAAGTCAGAGAAGAAACTTTCGTCCTTCCATTGAGGCTCATCAACCAATCAAAGCTATATTCTTTTATCAACTTTGTTGCAATCCGCATTTCATTCGGCCAATTGCAAGATTTAGTATCTGAAAGAAATAAAATAATAATCTGCTGCTGCTGACTTAGCTTTCTCGGTTTCTTCGTTTTCGCAGTCATCGCTCCAACTATGCGTGGTTACGAGGATTTGTCAAGCAAAGAGATGTCGTGGGCCACCATTTTCTGCACCAAGCTCTTGAAATCAACCTTTGGCGACCATCCAAGCTCTTGTCTAGCTGGAGTTGAGTCTCCCATCAGCAAATCTACTTCTGCTGGCCGATAAAATTTTTCATTTACCTTAACCAAAGTAGAGGACATTGGCTCTTTTGAAATAGCATATTTTGTAGAAACAGTATACTCTTCATTAATTCCTGAGCCATGCCAAACTCCATCGATTCCGGCTTCTAAAAATGCTAGTTCTACAAATTCTCTAATAGAATGAGTTTCATTACTAGAAAGAACATAGTCCTTTGGAGTCTCTTGGTTAAGCATCTTCCATACTCCATCTACAAAATCTTCGGAGTCAGACCAATCTCTTTTAGCGTCTAGATTTCCTAAATTAATTGGCTCAAAAGCTTTGTCATTTTTTATAGCGTTATATATTCTTGCTACACCTTTTGATATTTTTCTAGTAACAAACTCTTCTCCTCGCTTGGTTCCTTCGTGATTAAAAAGAATGCCGTGGACAGCGTACAAAGAGTAAGACTCTCTATACACTTTGACTAAATGCCTTGCTGCGGCTTTGGATGCGCCATACGGACTGCGAGCGCGGATTGGATGCTGTATATTTTGAGGAGAATAATCTACGTCTCCAAATTCTTCGCTAGATCCAGCAGAGTAAAATCTGCAACTAGGATGAAATCTTCTGATAGCCTCTAAGCATCGAGCTACTCCTGTGGCGTTGGCGTCAAACGTTTGGAGGGGTATTTCCCAGCTACATCCAACAAAGCTTTGCGCGCCAAAATTAATAAAATAATCTGGTTTAATTGATTGCACTATTCCATCAATACTTACAGCGTCAGATAAATCTCCATAAATAAATTTAAATCTTGGATTGTTGATAAATTTTTGGCAATTAATATAGTTTGGATTAGACGCTCTTCTTACTACACCATAGATATTAAAATTTGTATTTGAAATCAAATACTCCACCATGTTTGCGCCATCTTGCCCAGTGACACCTGTGATAACAATATTGTTCATTATTTATCTCTTTCGCTTAGGATTGGATTGTTAGAAGGCCAATGAATATTATATTTTGGATCATTCCATTTTAAAGTGAACTGCTTGTCGCAATCAGTATAATCGCCATTATAAGACAACTTATAATCATAAACACAAACCTCAGATAATACATAAAAGCTATTGCCTATACCGGGAGGCAAAAGAATTGCTTTTTTATTTTCATTACTAAGAATTGTTGATTTATGTTTGCAATAATCAACAGATTCAGGTCTATTGTCTACAAAAACTGCATGCACTCTACCGTATAAGCAAGAAACAAGTTTCCATGTGTTAAAGTCGCCATGTATTCCTACCAAGCAATCTTTATATCTTATGCAAACTTTATCATGATTAAAATGTTTGCCATCTAAAGAATCTTTATAAGTGGTAAAAATTTCGCCTCGAAAATCTTCAAAAGCATCGAACTTTATCTCCTTTATATCTTTTAAACTGGTTTCCATATAATTACAGTATGGCCTTCTATAAATTTACTACCATAATATAGTCTTCTGACATCAATAATTCTAATTTTATGTTGAGCCTCTAATGATCTAAGGGCTGTAAGATAGTTTTTTAAGTAATTTCTCTTATTAAAATATTGAATCGTAAGATAGTCAAGCAAATTATTTTCGTCTAGAACTTCATGGATAGGCTCAAAATGAATGCATAAACCTGGCTTTTTAGACACTAAGAAGTCTAAAATTTTATCATGTTTTTCGCCTATTTGCTCTAAAGACGCAACTGTATAAACTAAAGAGTCTTTAATGTCTAAAGAGTAGTCTGGAGAAAAATAATTGAAATTAAATCCTTGTATATTTTTTATTCCTAGAGCTTGAGCGCATTCTGCAATATTGCTTTGAGAAGATGTGCTCCAATCTCCTCCATAATATTCTTTAGATGGTAAATACTCATTCAACCTAAATAGGTGATAACCAGTACCGCATCCAAGCTCAAATATCTTATTATAGTTTGGGATATGCTCAAGCAATAGAGCGTCGGCGAAAAAAGAATGCAAATGATAATCAAAATCTTTTGAGTGCGTCTTGATTATTTGTTTATTTAATCTGGCTATATTGTTCTTTTTGTGATACTTGGGAATCAAAGAGTTTGGATTCAACGTCTTCTTGAATTCTTCTAAGTTTTCCTTCCATCCGACTTCCCAGTGAGATATGCGCGACTCTCCAGCTTTAATAAGATCTGAAGACAAGACATTTATATAGTTAACTACATAAGTATAAAACTCTTCAGAATCTAAAACTTCATAAAGCAATTCAGATCTGTTGATCTTATCAATTAGTCTTAGATCTAGCTTATGAGAAAACCTAGATTGAATATCTTGAGATATAACTTTATTCATATTTATTGTACCATTCAATGCAATTTTTTAATCCGGTTTCTAGGCTTGTTTTGTTTAAGTTTCCAAATTCAGATTCGTATCTTGAAATATCTACGCAAGCTTTGTTGGGGCTGTTAGCAAGTTTGTTTTTTTGATCGCCAAGCTTTACAGGGCATTCTAAGATTTTGCCGATAGACTCAGCAAGCTCTTTTATTGTAACTAAATCTTTACCACCTATATTATAAAGATTATGTTTGCCGTCAGAAGATATATTCAATATAGCATCTATGCAATCATCAACATAAATATAACTTCTTAAAGCAGACCCCTCGTCTAAAAGATTTATTTCTTTATTTGTTGAGCCTTTAATTATAAATTCAGAAAGAACTCGCTTGTCGTCCTTTTTGAATCCTGGGCCGTAGCATAGACACAATCTAATAGATTTGTGATTTATGTTTGATGGACTAAAGTTTAATAAAGCCTCTCCGAATAGCTTGCTAAGTATATAACAGTTTCTAGAGTTATCAGGATTAATAGATATCTTATCTGATTCTGAATTACCTTCGCTTTCAGAGTATATTTCACTAGTGCTTATAAATATAAATTGCTCTGTCGCTTTCTTTAGTAAATTTTGCAGAGATAAAGTATTAAGAGCAAAAGTTTTGCTAGGATTTTTGACAAATTTTTGTGGTTGACCATATCCCGAGCAATGAAAAATAATATCAAATTGAGGAAGCTTTTCTATCTGATCAATATTTGTGATATCAAATACATGGTGAGCAGAAGCTTTCAAAAGCTCTTTAAAATTAGGCCCGGGAGGATTTAAATAATTAACATGAACATCGCAATATGGAATGCTCAGAAGCCTCTTACAAAGATTATAGCCGACAACTCCAGACGCTCCTGTTATCAAGACCCTTTTACTCTCAAAATATTTTGAATTATTCATGATACTGGTTGACAGTTAAAATATCTAAGTTTTCGTATTTTCTAACAATGTCTTTGCGGATAGGATAGAGATTACCAGAAGTAGACCATAGCTTCATAAATTTTGGCCTATCTTCATTCCAGAACTTACCACACAAACTTGTAGACTCTTTCTTTTGGTATTCTGTATTTTCATTGCAAATAAAATCTACAAAATTTGTAGCATATCCAGCAACGCTCATTCTCATATATAAGTCAAGTTCGCCCATCACGCCATTAAATCTTTTGTCTAAGCCTCCGATTTCAGAATAGACGCTTCTTCTATAAAGACCGCAAACTGGCAAGAGAGGCAAATAACATAAGTTAAGTATAGAGCCAGAAATGTTTTGATTGTAAACTTGAGAATTTCCATTCTGAAAATATTTACAAGTAGCCATAACATTATCAGTCGCAACAACAGAATCGAACATTGCTCGTATTCCGCCATCTTGATATTCTATATCGTCTACTATCTGCAAAAGAGTTTCTCCTTCAGCCATAGTAGCGGCTGCATGGAAACATTGAGATGGCTTGACATCGCTCTTAAAAAATTTGATTTCTTTAGGAAGTGAAAAATCTGGATCGTTTGGGCCAACGATTACCATTTCAAAACTAAGACCTGTTTCGGAAAGCATTTCGTGGATTCTCATCCAACGATAAGGCCTGATGGAAGATAAGTATGCGCTGACATTAACACTCATATATTTTTGATAGTTTTTCTGTTATAGATTTGTCGTCTAACTTTAGGTAGTTGTCTATATTTTCTTTCTTGCCGTATTTTTCTATGAAAATTTTAGGAACAGAAATAGACTCAATAAAATCAATATTCTTAATAGAGGTAGCTATTTTAGAGATTATTCCAGAATCAGAACATGGTTCGACTACTGTGATTTTCTTTGATATATTATTGTTTTCTATTATAGATTTCAATTTTTCCACATCGAACTCAGAAATATTGTAAGAATAAACAATAGTATAATTTGGATTAGAATTTATTAACTTAGCTACATCTTTAATTGAGTTTCCAATTAGTATACAAATGCCATTTTGATTATTATGGAGAACGGAAAGGTCTTCGTAAGAAGATGATAATGATCTTAGATTGTTTTCTACCTCAGATAATCTAACGTACTTAGGAGATTGTACATTTAAATTTTTAGAGATGATCTCTTCAACATCTCCAGAGTTTCCTGGGCAATATGTTTTAAAATTAGGTATCGAACTGACTATTCTTAAATCATTGGGGCAATGGTGTGTGCATCCAAGACCCGCGTAATCATATGAATTGCCAACGCTGATAACAAATGAATTGACGTTCTCGTATCCGAAGTTTAGCTTTAATTGTTCGTAGCTTCTTTCAGTTATAAATGGAGCGATAGAATGTACGAATGGAATAAATCCGCTTTTTGAAAGACCGCAAGCAGCGCCAATCATGCTCTGCTCCATTATTCCTAAATTATAAGCTCTGGATGAGTCGTGATCGAACGCGGATTTCAAAGAAAATACACCTATATCACCCAATAAAATAACTGTTCTATTATCATTTTTGAATAATGAAGTTAGATATTTATAAAAATTTTTTCTCATTTTAATAGAGAGTTTTTACTAGCTCGTTTGTTTCGCTGTCAGAAGTTGGATGTTTATGGTGCCATTCTGGGTTATTTTCCATTGGAAGGCACCCTTTTCCTTTGATTGTATTTAATTGTATGAAAATAGGCTTGGATTTATTAGATTGTATAGCTTTGTCAATATTATTTTTTATTTCTTTTTCATCGTTGCCGTCTACAACAGAATAAGAATCCCAGCCAAAAGCATTAAACTTATTTTCACAAGTGTTTAGCTTTATGGCTCTCTCTCCTGATTTATTAAAATCCATCAAACATATAAGATTATCCAAACCATAAGTGCTTGCCATAAGAGCAGATTCCCAAGTGGTTCCTTCATTGGCTTCTCCATCTCCAATGAGGCAGTAAATATATCCCGGCTCTTTCTTTATTTTCTTAGCTAAAGCAAGCCCAATAGAAAAAGGCAACCCGTGTCCGAGAGATCCAGTAGAAAGCTCAACTTCCGGTATTTTTCTAGAAGATGGATGGCCTCCTAACTTAGAGTTTTCTTGGCAAAAGCTAAAGAAATCTTCTTCGCTGATCTTTCCAATATGTAAAAGAGTAGCGTATAAAGCCAAGCTTCCATGGCCTTTGCTTAACACAAAGCGATCATTTTCGCTCATTGTTTTTGTATACAAAAGAAGAACAGCGTCAAGAATAGAAAGCGCGCTTGCTATATGTCCTTCTTTGTTAAGAAAAGCTGTTTTAATTATATTTTCAGCTAATTTTTTCCTGTTCATTTTTTAATCCAATGTATTTTAAGTCTTTTTGTCTCTCTTCTTCAATTCTTTCTTTTGCGTTTTTCTTTCCAGTAGACATCCCTTCTGGATTAAAATAATAGAGACCAAGTATTTCTGGGATCATTTTGAACTTGCTTCCATTTAAAACGGCTCTCATCCACATATCTGAATCAGCGCAAGATTTCAACACTTCGTCAAATAAACCGTTTTTATCATGCATTGATCTTCTCCACATTGGATTATTGTGAGGAGAGTTATGCTTTAACAGTCCATCTATACCGGTAAATTCATAGCAAGGATAAATAGAATCGCATGAATGAAATTCGTAAGTTTCATTGGGTCTTCTAGAGAGCAAGGATGGAGCATAAACTAAATCGATATCTGGATTCAATTCTAGCTCTAAATAATGTCTTTCTAAAGAATCGCTTCTTTTCCTGTCGTCTGTATTCGCTATAGTTATATATGGAGAATTTCCAGACTTGAGAGCTATGTTCAAGCATTTAGAAATTCCAGGATCAGAATCTAGCTCAATGAGTTGTATATTAGAAAATCTAGACCTGTACAAATTAGTTATTTTGATTAACTTATTTGATGGATTCGGTGCTACTAGAATTAAATTGCAATTATCAAAAAAGGTTTGTCTGGTTATATCTATGAAAAAACCTTCTAGAAAATTATCGCAATTAAAGACAGAGCTGATTACGTCTATTTTCATTTATTATTAAGAAAGTTTTTTATTGAGTCAATTAAGTTCACAGATTCTTTTGAAACGTTAGAATATTTAAAAACTTGAATCACATTATCTTTTTTGTATTGATTAATAAAATACTCGTCTCTTGTTTCATCAGTAAAATCTCCAAGCACACACATCGTAGGAATCCTGTTCATGCTAGACATTGTCTTGAATCCGCTATCTGTACCAATAAATTTATGGCACAATTTTACAAGCTCTAGACATGATTCTATATCCATATTTGTATGAGCTACATTTTTAGACTCTTTGACGCCATAGCTCTCAAGTTCTGACGCGGAGCCAAAAATAATATAATTAAAGTCATCGCTAATTATATCATTGATTATATTGGATGGAATGTATTTAGATGGAAGATTAAATTTGGAGTAAGTATCGGAAGAGAAGTTGCTGCCAAAAGGATGAATTCCAATTATTGGATTATTGTTTTGAAATTTTTCTACAAAAGATTTTGCGTTCTCTTTGCTATCTTGGGAAAAATTAATGTCGGAATAAAAGGCTCTAGGACACTCTCTGATATTTGTAGTTGAGTTTTCTCCATGGTTCTCAATAATTTTATCAATCTGAGCATCGTGCTCTTCTATATTATTAAAATAGTAAAAAGAAGAATTTTCAGCGCCTAAACTTTTAAAGAAAGATTCAGCTTGCTTAAAATGTGTATGGACAATAAACTCTTTAGTTTTATTATTAGCAATAAACCAAGAACATTGCAAAAAATCGCCAATCCCTCCTCTGACGTAAAATTTCATATAGTTAAAATGTATTAGGGCCTAACTATGGAAAATTCCATAAAATTAGGCCCCAATTTTGTAAATATTTATGTAATTAGCGAATCGGGCAAGCGCCTGTAGAGCATTCAGCCATATCAAGCATATCTGAACTATTGATAATCAAAGAAGACATGGGTTTAACCTTTGCGATAGCCGAAAGATAAGTCTCCTCATCAATCTCTTGATATGGAGCTTGCTTGAAGCCGTGATTCTTGAACAAAAGGAAGCTTACGCTCTTGACATTATGTTCGTAGTTATCTTTTAGCCAAGTCTTCAACGAGTCAAGCTCTTCTGGCTTGTAGTAAGCGGTGACAGAAACCGCATTGTCTGACCAGTCTGTTTGGAGCTTCTTAACCATATCTAGCTGCTTAAGAACGTCCATGTCCTTTGCGAGAATTGACCCCTCTGGAGTTTGGCAAGGGAAATAAACTACAACAGTATCTCTATTTTCTGTTCCATCGAAATTAACAAGGAATTCTACATGGTATCCCATATCCTTGCAAATTTGCACTAGAGCATCAGAGCTAGACATACGAACAGTGCGCATGTAATACTTGCTGAATGCTGGATGAACGCCGGGGGTTGCTCCACCCAATAGACTCAGCGTACCACTAGGCTTGACAGTCGTGAGCTTAATGCTTTCAGGCCAACCACGCTGCTTGCTCCAAGCCCTATCGAAATTACGAAGAGCGACATAGCAATCATCAAGCCAATCAAGCTTATCCAAAGACTGGCATACACCAGTGACCCCAAGGCCAAGGCGCATATTCTTATGAACAATCTTATTAGTTTCTTCATGGATGAATGGGAGAGAGGCGATAGCCTTTTGAGTCTTGTACAGAAGAGTAGCGCAATCAATTAGCTCTTCCTTTGATGTGATATTGTTTAGATAAAGCTCGCAAAGATTGCAGCACTCATAGTTAGAAAGACTAATCTCAGCGCAAGGATTTGTCATCTCGCAGTTATCAACTTCAGTAGGATACATTGAGTTGTCTGAGATGGGTCCGTCCTTGATTCGGCCAAACTTCTGAGACAATGGCAAATTAAAGAAACCATAAGGCTCTCCATTAGCATAGCCGCTATCTTGATTTATCTCGTAGCCGTTTTTCCAGATTTCGTCAAGCACATGATCATAACTATCTGCATAAATAGTATTATTGCTCATAGCTCGCCAATTTGGAACATTTCCGGTTCCCCAGTTCTTAGCGCGGAGATATAGAATGTCGTCTGGATCGCCTAGAGCAATTTCAGCACTTCTACGCACATTACCAGCAACAACAACGCTACCAATGATGTTGCAAACGTCAAGAACATCAATTGAACGAAGTTTTTTACCTTCTCTTGACTGAAAGAGTTTTGTGATCTTATCGATTCCATCAATAAGGACTTGTGGACCAGAAGCTTTGCCCCCAAATCCCTTGATTGGCTCGCCGTATCCCCTGATGAGAATCGTCGAATAAGAAAAAGATTTACCTGTAACGTAAAAAGCGTCCAATACTTTCGAAAGCAAATTAACCCAACCTTCGCGTTTATCAGGAACAATGTAGTCAGCGTCTTTAGATCCTTCATGAATAACCTTTACACTTTTCTTGATCTTTGGAAGCTCATGGACATCTTCTCTGCGAATGCTATAACCCACTCCACCTCCAAGCATCAAGTTCTCAAAAAGAAACAAAAATGCATTAGGCTCTCTCATTGCAACAGCCCAGCAGTTGAGAAGAGAGTTAGCCCCAAAGCGGTCTACAGTGGAAGTGCCAAGCTGCCAAAGCATTCGGCCAGCAAGATTGCACTTTAAGTTAAAGATATAATCGTAAATTCTTTCAGCTTCTTGCTCAGTGTATCCAGCGCCGATTTTCTGAGCGCCATTGACGCATCGCTCTACCGTTTCATGCCACTCTTCAGTGTTGCCATCCTCCTTTAGTCTGGCGTAGGTTCTCTTGTAGACTATATAACCCAAACCATTGAAGCCCCAGTTTGGTTGTTTATTTTTATATTTGGAAATGAATTCTTTAGATAGTATGCTCATAGGTAAAAAGAGGTAAGATGGTTTACACAGTATTAGAGGAAAATGGAATTAGTCAAGTTGAATGTTAGGAACTTCTGAAGGATTTACCTTGCTCTTATATTTCATACCTCTTCTTTTCTTGGAGTATTTCTCTTCAGCTTTTTGACGCAACGGATCAACTCCATCGTGTTTTGCGGCTCTTTTGTCACTAAGCTCTTGAGAATAATCCCAGATTTCTCCAAGAGTGCCTTTCATCTTACCTGTCTTTTCTACAAATTTTGACGATGAGTCTAAATCAAATTCTGTGTCTATTTGAGCATTAGGTATAGTAAAAACTCTTTCATACTTAATTCCTTCCTCGGAATAGGTGTGATCGTCGTTCATGCCCTGAAACACAGAAATAATCTTACCTGTCTTAGGGTTCTTAAAAAGATAAATTGGCATATTAAATTAAAGATAGCAGCTTGTTTGCTGTAGTGGAATACTTGAATTGTTCTTGTATTTTTAGTCCTTGATGGTTGATTCTGTCTTTCTCGACTCTTCTGATTGCCTCTTCGCAGCCAGCAATAAATTCGTCTTCAGAAAAATCAAAAATATTGCCTTGATTAAATGGGGTTCCCTTAGAGAAAAACTTGCCATCGTAAACTTCGATCTTTGATCTTGGTTGGACCAAAATGGCATTGCTTTCGTTCGCCCACTCTTTGTAAGAAGTGGCATTTAAAACAACAGCGTGTTTACCAAGGCCGACAGATTGGAATTCCGGCAAACCCCAGCCTTCCGCGCCAGACATAGCTAAAATAATATCAGCAGAATTAAGAAAGTCATTATATGTGGCATTTTTAGGCATTGTAGATAAAAACGTCACATTAAATATAGGCTTTCCATCTAGTATATTAGAATATATAGACTTTAGCTCTGCTGGATCTTGATAAAAAGCGTTATTAATTGCGCACTGCAAAGAATACCTCTTGTCCTTTCCAAACTTTTTAATCCAAGCTTTGATTATTTTTGCATGGTGTTTTCTCTTTTCGAATTTACCACATACATTGAAAGTAATTCTACCATCATCAAAATACTTTTTATTTGTTATTTTGAAGTGCTTAGAATCAAATCCTAGTGGAACCACAGTTGATTGAATTCCAGAATTTGCGAAAACATCTTTAGTGTATTGAGAAGTCACACAAACATCGCTGCTCTTTAAAATATTTGATTCAATTGGAGTAAGTTGATCAGTTTCATGGAATGTCAAAAGCACTTGCTTGTTAGAATACGATCTAATTGAATCATTAATGTGCCAAACTCTAATAATAGGAATATTTCTATTGTGCTTTAAAAAAGCATCGTTATGATTTCTAATAATCCAATCTACAAATTCTTGCTCAAAGTCATAAGCAGAAAAATCTATCTGATGTTCAGAAGCTTTAAATATAGAAGGATTGAGTCCCATTTTAAAGAACTCATATAGCAAGTTAAAACTTACTTGCCCAAAACTTAAAGAATTTAGAGGAACTTGAACAGCAAAGTGCATAAAAAAACCTACCTATTGTTATAGGTAGGTGAAAAAGATTTTCTACTTTTTATTATAGAACCCCATCATCGTCCTCAGACGTTGATTGCGTCTTTTTAGATGACACTGGAGCGGCTGTGCCAGCCAATTCCTTTTGCTTGTTTTCAGCACGATCAGAAGCGTAAATCCGAAAGTCCGGAGACTTGTCAGACTTCTTCTCCTTGTTTGAGAAGATAACAATATCAATCTTTCCCTCAAGAGAGGAATTAATATGACCAGTCATATACTTCTGTGATTTGTCCTTGCTGACTTTCATCCACAAGGCACCCAGTTCGCGGTTGTCCCACTTATTTTCAGTCTTAGTAGCATTCATGCCGACTCATTATCGTCTCTAAAAACAAAATGTCAAACTAAATCGAAAGAATTTTTACTTACAATTTTATTTTTCAAGAAAGACCTTGCTTTTTCATGAAGATTAATGGCTGTTTGAGTGCTGATGTTGAGTTTCTTTGCGATTTTATTCCAAGTAGTTAACTTAGATGAGTTAGAAAAGTATCTAAGCCTATAAACTTCATTTATTCTCTGATCCTTGAAAGAAGACAGGAGAGAAGAAAGATAGTCATACATTTCTGTGTTTTTATCAGTAGTAGATAAAATATCCTTGTTAACAAAAGTATCTATTCCAAATCCTTCATTTAAAACATACTTCTTGTTAGAATTTATATAATTCAGGAAATGATACCTAGCGCAATTACAGAACCAAGTTGAAAACTTCGTTTTCTGCTTCGCATCGAAAGACTGAATTGCTTTATAAAGGACAAAGTCTTTTTCAGACTTAATCTCTTCTTTGCTCATCCCCATTTTAGTCAAAGCCTGAGAATATCTTCTGGCTATTGAAAAATAAAAATTATCATAAGAACTAGATAATTTTTCGAAACTGTCGTTGCAGTTAAACTCTTTAATCTTCTTGACTAAAGAAATATCAGAATCTTGTATAGATTTTAATTTTGTCATAAACTTTATCCTTGATGCTCTGTGTTTCCACAGAGACTTTCCTTTCTACCATCGCCTTATAGCTTTTCCTTGAGTTGGCTACGAAGCAATAGCAGGTCAACTTAGACTCTTATATCTAAGTATTATTCACCCCAAAAGTACCCGAATCAGTCATCGCATCTCCGGCTTTAGTAAGTCCGTTTAGCTATCGACTACCTTTGGCTATTTCAGCCTGTTGTTTACGCAGTGACTTTTTTTCAGACGCTACCATCGCCTTTTCCTTTGAGAGGAACGAAGTTTCTAGCAGTTTTAAATAGGACTCATTTACGGCGCGGCCTCTCCCGAACACACGCTGGAATTTCTTCCAATTTCCTATTGTCTTTTGACGGGCTTGTTGATCAATTAAGATTTTTAAAATAAGGAGTCTATCCTTAAGTGAGCGTGGTTTCGCTCGGCTACCTCTGCACAACAGACTGCACACAGTTTTAGGTGCTTTTTCCGAAAAGTCAAATCATTTCTTCAAGGAATCTGGAGAAGCCTTGGATGCGATATAAATAAGATTCTTTAAATCTTTCTCAGAAATATTAAGAACATCACATTTTTCAGAATCGCTTCCAAGAGCTTGGCACATATCATTTATTACGGATGCGATTCCAGCAGCAACCAAACCGCTAACTTCGATTGTTTGAGAAAATGACTCAAGAGGTTTTACCAAGACCCAGTAGTCTTCACCATTCAAAGAGCAAGAACGAAGCACGTTTGCCTTTTCCATTTCTTTCAACGCACAAATAAGAGCAGCGTTTTCAGAGTCCTCGTCGTCCGAGACAAGAATAACTTCTTTTCTATTCTTCTTTACATTAAAACAGGTATGATTGTTGAAGTATTCGTTGAGGAGCTGATAACATTCAATAATGTTCATACCTTAATATGGTAAAGGATCAATAAAAATCAAACTTTATGTTGACTTTTTTTATAGTGCCCCAATAATACTGGCATGGATATACACATCAAGTTGCTTAGCGATTTGGCCAAAACTCCGACTCAAGGAACTCAATTTTCGGCTGGTTATGATTTATATGCAGCAGAAGCTGTTGTTGTCCCAAGACTTGGAAGAAAGCTTATTAAAACCAATGTGAGCTTGGCCATTCCAATGAACTACTATGGAAGAATCGCTCCAAGGTCCGGCTTGGCTTATAAGAATGGCATTGATGTACTCGCTGGAGTAATTGATTCTGATTACCGTGGAGACATAGGTGTAATTTTGTACAATACTGATGCAAATATAGACTTCGAAGTGAAGGTTGGAGATAAAATTGCTCAAATAATCATTGAGCCTTGCGCCTCTGTCAACTTCGTAAACACCCAAACTCTTCCTGCAACCAAGCGCGGAGAAGGCGGATATGGACATACAGGCTAATTTTATACAAGCCGCATCTTGCGCGGCTTTATCATTTTTGTTGTATAAAACGGAATTTCTTGTCGAATATGGCAAGATTTTCCGTCTTATTTCATTTTCAAAGCTTATAGAGTATAAGTGCTTCAAGATCCAAAGCAATAAAAAGTCAAATTATCTTGATTTTTTAAGCTATAATAGCGATAACTTTTTTATTAAGCTGTTAAGCTGCCCTTATTGTTTGGGATTTTGGATGTGTTTAATTGCATCAAAAATTCAATTTGTCCTTTTTGTTTATTTTGTGTATGTAATATTATATAAGATGATAGACATTATGTTTGACTATGGAGCTAGAAATTAAAGGACTTATAGAATTTTGTAGAGCTATTTCATCAAGCCCGACAGAAGTGGCCAAATCAAAAGAGTTAGTTGACTGTTTGTCTTTTTGCTTAGATGGATTGTCTAATTGTAATTGCTCAAATAAACCAAGCGTAGAATCTTATGAGCAAAAATATTTAGAAAGAGCAAGTTCTTTTTCAGAAGATGCTTTGAAAGTTCTAGGAGTTATTCTAGATCCTAATTCAGCTTACTCAGATATTTACATTTCATTTCCCAATATAGATAAAAAAATAAAAATCAAATGAAAGAAACAAAACTTGACATTAACTCAAGACTTGTAGGAAAGACTGTTCGCGTTTTAGACCCAGATGGCGAATGGGTAGGAGAAGTTTCTGCTGTTAAAGATGAAGACACGTTCTTAGTTTCTAATGGCAATACTTTAGTGGCTGTTGATATTTTTGATATTAGGTCTCTAAATTAAGTGTAATGTTTGTTATATGCCACTTCCAAAGCCTAGAAAAAACGAAAAGCAAAGCGAATTTGTATCAAAATGTATGGGTGATCCTACCATGAACAAGGATTTCCCACAACAAAAACAAAGAGCCGCTGTTTGCTATAGCCAATTCAAAAGGAAAGCGAAGGCGTCTGAGTCTCTAGATTGGGAAGACTCCTCCGACGAGAGTTTCATAATTTATTAATAAAAAAGGCGCGGTTTTGGCCGCGCCGTGTTGTTTTACTTCTTCTTGTTTGGAGGCGGCGGCGCTTGCTTGCCAATATTTCCCACATTTCCTAGGCTACCTGAGCTACCAGACTTTCCAGCGGTAGTAGGGCTCTTTGTGGCTGGCTTGCCCAAGTTTCCAATGTTGCCAATGCTGCCAGTGCCTCCAGTGCCTCCTGAAATAGCGGCCTTCTTAACGGCCTTCTTTGCGGTTGAATTCTTCTTTGCATAAGCCTTAGTCTTAGATGTCTTCTTCATCGTTTTTATCTTAATCGTAACTTTAAAAAAATCTAGAAAAACCTTGACTTAATAGAAAAAATTTCTATATTTTATAGGTCATGGGCATAGAGGATAAAATTATTTGCTTGTGCCTCAACAAAAGGTGGCAACCAATTGGGGTTAAATCTGTAAGAGATGCTTTCAGTGAATTGGTGCATCCCAATTGTGTGGCATTAAATGTCATCTATAAGAAAAATGAAGATGGATCTTTAAATTTTTCTGATATAGAAGATATTCAAGCCGTCAAATGGGACGAGTGGCTAACTCTTCCTGTCAGAGAGTGCGACTTAGAAATTCGCACAAGCAAGATGTCTATAAGAGTACCGACTATCATTGCTTCGTCTAAATACTCTGAAGTACCCGTAAAAACATTTCGTCCTACTAGAAACAATATTTGGCTTAGAGATCAAGGTATTTGTCAATACAGTGGTAAAAAATTAAAACCAGAAGAAGCAAATATAGACCATCCTTTTCCAAAATCAAGAGGAGGCCCAAACACTTGGGAGAATATGGTTCTTTGCCACAAAGATATAAATTCTAAAAAGGGAAGCAAAACGCCAGAAGAAGCTGGGCTAAAACTTATTAGAAAGCCAAAGCCAATGGCCCCAAGATTAGCAAGTGATGCGATTGATTTCAAAAACCATGTTGATTGGAGCGTATTTTTAAAATGAACAAAATAATAGGAATATCAGGACTAGCAGGAGACGGCAAAGACTCTTTGTGCAATATGCTAAGAGTTTTATTTGAAGGCTCTGGATATGCATTTGAGCGCATGGCTTTGGCCGACGAATTGAAGGAGGAGTGCCGCGAAGCCTTAAAGTCTATGTATAATATAAATCCAATACTATGCTCAAGAGAAGAGAAGGCTCTTATTAGAGATTTCTTAGTTTTTTATGCTAAAGTAAAACGTGAAGAATCTAAAGGAACTCATTGGATTGGAAAACTAGCTAAAAAAATTTCTAGTCTACCAAAAATTGAGTCCGATAGAATAATTTGCATCCCAGATGTTCGTCACGCTCAATATGAACACGACGAGGTTGCTTGGATTAAAAAAAATAAAGGCATCTTAATTCATGTCAAGAAGTATCAACTAGAAGAAGCTTTTGCTTTCAAGAAATCTTATTCTATTCCAGTTAATAATGAAGAGGCGACACACACCCCAAAGCTAGAAGCTCTTGCTGATTTTGTTATTGAATGGCAAGACACTTCTCCTGTCGCTCCTGAAAACAGCCACTTCTCAAGAGAATCAGTTGTTGAATTATTTATTCTTATCAGAGACTCGTTCCTTCTTGACCCACCTAAAGAGACAAAGCGTCTCAGCAAGTCTCAAAAGATTCGTAAAAACATAGAAAAACTAAAGAAAATATAGTGGCACGGCCTCTGCTTAAATGAGACACCTATGTATTACACACTTAAATCATCAACTCAATTGGCTAAAGAACTCAACAGCTACCTAACATTAGACTTGTGGAAAGAAACAGAAGAGGCGTTCAAATTAGAGCTTGACACTCCGGGCTTTTCAAAGAATGAAATAACTGTTACTTCTAAAGGAAATGTTGTTTGCGTCACCATTTCTCCAAAACAAGGAAACAAGAGAACCCCATTCTCAGCAGAATACAAGCTGCCAAACTCTGCTGTCGTTTCTGAATCTATTGCTCATCTTGAAGATGGTGTTCTAAAGATAATCGTTCCTAAAAAAGAACAAGAAAAAGTTAATGTTATTCCAATAAAATAATTTGACTTTTTTTATATCGCCGCAACAATATAGTTGCTATGAATAAGTACACTATTACGGTTACAGAGTCTGCCGCAGGAACATTTGCGGTAACTGATGTTCAGAAGGTTGTTAAGATCAATCAGCATCGAACCGATGCTAAGCGTATGCCTCGTAACGCATTCGGCTTTTCTGCTGCGTCAGATCCTCAAAGCTTGACCAAGCGAGCAACTCGCCGTAGTCGCTAAAACAACTGGGGGAGCGAAAGCTCCCCCTTTTTTTATGGACAATTTAGATATGCTTATTAAAACCTCCGAGTTCTATGAGGCGGAGGCCGAAAGACTCTTGGAGAAGTTGCGATCTTGCAAAACAAAAAAGCAAACACTAGATGTCGTTGCAGAGCTTAAGTCTTTGAAGCAAAAGATTAAATTTGAGATAAATCAAATCTCTAAAATTCTAGAAGACAACGCAGAATATTAATAAGCAGTATAGCCATAAGTTCTTCCTGATCTGATGTATGGATAATTGTCTGGAAAAGCTCCAGCAACAATATCGTCTCCAACAACTTGGCCGGGAACAAACTTTTTGCCTCTGTAGGCGCTGATTAGCAACTTTAGGGATTCTTCCTCTTGTTTCTTTTCGGCGCTTACTGTTTTTATCAGTTGATTTTTATCTAGTTTTCTGACCTTTGTGTCATTGTGAGTTACTTCTATAACATCATCGGAATCTGTAGAAGTCAATTTAGATCTAATGATTACAGCATATCTGTGTATTATGTACATCTTTTTTAGGATTGCTACAGCATTAATATCTATTTGAACTGTTGTGTTGTCTGCGTCAACTATCTCATAGGTTGTTTCATCAACTACAAAATTAGAAAAAAGATAACTATTAAGCGCCCCGACATTCGCTCTAACCCAAAAAGCTATAGCCGCGATACTTAAATCGCTTGGGCTATTTAAATCAAAATATATTTCTTGAGCTATGTCAACAACCTTCATATGTTATAATTACACAAAAATAGTCTGATCTGGGTTATATTTTGGCATATGAGGAAAAGGCGGTATAGAAATATTCGGCGCAGACGTAGGAATAATTGGCCAAGTTACTGTAGAAAGATCTTCTACATTAAACAAATCTCTTAACTGTTGTCTAAATACAGCAAAATCTGTTCTTGCGTCTTGAGAAATTGGCACATCAGGTATTTGAGTGAAATCAGTCATTTTCAAATACTGGTCTCTTATTGGAGTAACGTTTGCAATAAAAATTTTATCTAGTGTTTCTATATCCGTCTCATCCAAATCAGCTAGAAAATATTGTATGTTTACTACTTTGTGTGTTTGATCTAATGAAATTTGAGATTTTATTTTCTGATTGACTCCGCAAATTGGCTTAATTGAATCTATAAATTTCCAAAAAGCATATCCGCTCATTCCAGTCCAACTCAAATCTAATAACAATCCAGGATCACTTATTTCTATATTATTAAATCCAGAAGTTATACCAAAATTTTCTGGTAGAAAAGCAGGTCCATATTGTATTGTATACGACTGTGATGCGTCGTCCCATTTCATGTAATAATATTGGTTCATAATTTAAACTAAAGCTGTAAAGTTGTATTTTAAATAATATCTTCTTGCTATATCATCGTGTTCTGCTGCTGTTAATCTAGATCCATTCCAAAACATAAAATGACCTAAACGAATTGCTGATTGATAGTTATCCGTGAATCCTCCATATTTGCAGATTCCCACTCTTCCCGCTGTTGAGGCTGCATATGGGCCTCCAGTTGCTGTTCCCCCATCTGTTCCATTTGCTCTATAAATTTTAAATATTGATCCTGCGCCACCGCCGGTAAAATCATTAGTTACTGCAACCATATAAAAAGTATTTGCTATATTACCATATGAAGAAGCTGATATGGCTGCAACTCCGTTTCTTGAATATCTCATAGCGTCACCAGAGGTATTCCACCCAATCCACCAATCATTTCCAGTGCCATTGTAAGCTCCGCATATAATACAAGGAAACCCAACCATTGCTCCACTAGGACCAGTTTGAATTCCTATATGAATAGAGTAATCATTTTGGTGAGTAATGTTGGCGCACTGTATTGTTTTGCCGCTGGTATTTGTTGTGTTATTTAGGTCCAGCATTCCGCCTCTAAAACTTCCCAACCAATTTGAATTGGCGTTCATATTGTTGATTATTCCAGTATTCCCATTACCACTCAAATCTGGTATGGTGTTTCCATTAGTTATAGCGCTTCCGCCATAACCTTGCGTAAAATCGTGTCTTATTGTTGGTGCTGGCATATTATTTAGATCCTGTTCTGTATGCTACTCTTTGATAGCTTCTATCTGCTGCGTTAAACATGAATTTATCAAAATTTGGATTTGTAGTACTTAAACTAGCATAGTTAGCAGAACCATTTCCGAATGTTATATAGCAGTTACTTCCAACATACGCAATTGTTCTAGCTGTGCCGAAAAAAGTAGTTGAAGTTATTGGAACATTTACAAAGCTGTCGTCTACGCTTCCATTTTGTAAACTTGTCCAACCGCTTGGAGGCCAAGTTCCTGTAGAAGAGGCCCCCAACGATGGAGCTGTTGATCCAGAAGCGCTTAATGCTCCATTTATATATTGATAAGAAGAATAAAATGTAGTAGTCACTCCTGACGCGCCCCAAACATAAGTAGTGTTTGCAACAGGCGAAAAAGCCGTTCCCGTTCCCCCAGACGTATAATGCCCAGAAACTCCTCCAGTATTTGCCCAGTTACCCAGCCTCAACTCTACTTGCCCATTTACAAACAAATAGATTTCGTAAATACAATTACTTGCTCCCACGGTTCCGCTTGTGGAAGATCCACCCTCGAATCTTATTTGAGTGAAGTTAACAGCAGATCCCCCGCCAGTTCCTCCCGTTCCCCCTGTCCCGCCTGTTCCGCTTGATCCGCTTGATCCGCTTGTGCCAAAATTAGGATTAATATAAGGCAATTGAAATGGATTAGATCTTAATACAGGGGCGAATATCATAAATTTGAAGAATCAATATTTTGAGAAACTACTGTTCCTATCCAAACAGGAGTAGCAGCGCCTCCTTGATAAGATGTTAATGTAAACACATCAGCTCTTCCAGAAGTATTTGTTAGCGTCGGATTTATTCCTCCGGGCCAAAGAACGCTTGTCCAATTTATAGTATTTGATGTTCCTGCATATTTTACTACTAATATCACAGAGTCTACATAACCAGAAGTAACTCTATTACTATAAGCTAGAGTCGCAGTGCTACTAGTATTTAATGTTAATACTAATGTATTTCCAGTAGCTAAATTTATAGTAACAGTAGAGCTTGTTGAACTAAGTACGCTTGCTGTATATTGCGTCGTGCTTAAAGTCCCCCCAACAAGAGTAAGCCTTGTTCCATCATATCTTGCGCCACTTTCTGCTTGGATTGAGCTTGGTGATCCAGTTGCAGTTAATATATAATCATTAGTATTATTATTTATTGTTGCCCCGCCAGCGCCAGTACCTCCAGTACCTCCAGTACCTCCTGTTCCACCCGTTCCTCCTGTACCACCAGTGCCGCCTGTGGATCCAGTAGATCCTGTAGAACCGATTCCACCAGTCCCGCCTGTGCCGCCTGTGCCGCCTGTGCCGCCTGTTCCTCCTTGAGACCCAGTCACTCCAATGAGACCTGCTGGACCTACTCTTCTACCAGTAGATATAACTGTACTTGGTGCGGCGTTACCTGTGTATCCGACATTCGTTAAAGTAACTGAAGTAGTGCTGCTCCAAGAATTAATAGAAAAGTATCCAGCGTTTTCTATATATATAATTTGACTTACTTGCATCCAGTCAGTATTTCCTACGCTCACTACAACAGTTGAGGAAACCGCTGGCATGGTAAATGCCGCCGTAGTTGTAGTAAACGCGTTTCGGCCAGCAGACCCAGTAGAGCCTATAGATCCTGTAGAACCAATTCCACCAGTTCCGCCTGTTCCGCCTGTTCCGCCAGTGCCACCTGTTCCTCCTTGAGATCCAGTAGAGCCTATTCCTCCAGTGCCTCCTGTTCCACCAGTGCCTCCTGTTCCACCAGTGCCGCCTTGAGAACCTGTAGATCCAGTTGAACCTATTCCACCCGTTCCTCCTGTTCCGCCAGTGCCACCTGTTCCTCCTTGAGATCCAGTAGAGCCTATACCACCAGTGCCACCAGTGCCACCTTGAGAGCCAGTAGAACCTATTCCGCCTGTGCCGCCAGTGCCGCCAGTGCCGCCAGTTCCTCCAGTGCCGCCTTGAGATCCGGTGGACCCAAGTGATCCATTAGAGCCGTTAGAACCATTTGATCCAGCGCTTCCTGTTTCTCCCATCGGAGCAAAAGCAACATTAGTTATACCTTTAGCATCTGTCGCCCAAAAACTTGAGTCAAAATATAAAGCATTTCCTATTGCTCTTGCTACAGTTCTCTGTACTACTCCATCTTTCCAATATCTAACATTGTATCCATCATATGTTATCCCTAGTTCTGTGCTATTTGCAGTATATGCTCCAAAAGTTCCTGCTGAAGTTCCATTTTCAAAAATTTCTACAGTGCCTGATCCAGCAGAAAAAGACCAACAATAATCTATACTAGTAAAGCTGGCATTTAAAGTTGGATCACTATTTAATCCAAATCTTGCATCTACAAATCCTGTTGCTTTAGCTGAACAATAAACGCCCCTAACATACCCTTGAGACGAATAAACTTGACCATCCCAAACGCTATTGTTTCCAGTAGTTTTTATGAATGTCGAGCTGTCAGATCCATAAGTTGTTCCGCCTCCAAAAACAGGCGTCCAATTTGACGCTCCTCTGGCTCCTGTGCCGCCAGTGGCGCCTGCACCTCCTGTTCCACCAGTGCCTCCTGTTCCACCAGTGCCTCCTGTTCCACCAGTGCCTCCTGTTCCACCAGTGCCGCCTTGAGAACCTGTAGAGCCGGTTGAGCCTATTCCTCCTGTTCCACCCGTTCCTCCTGTTCCACCCGTTCCTCCTGTACCACCAGTGCCTCCTTGAGATCCAGTTGACCCAGTAGAACCTATTGATAATGCAGCGCTAATTGGGCCATTTTCAACAGTACCAAAAGCCGTTGCAAAACTAATATCCCAACCGCTGGCCCATCTACCTTGATCAGTAGCGCTATAGCCTGCCTGAAAATCTTCTATAAAAACTTGTGGATAATCCCAAACAGTATTCGTTTCTCCAATCCAAATAACGTTATATCCACCTTCAAGGCCAAATCTTACATTCAATGCAGATACACCATTCATTGAATTTTGATAAGCGAAAAAATTATACCAGCCACCTAAATTATAGTTATATCCTCCAAGATCTATTGTTCTTGAATTTCCTGTAGTATTACCACTATAAAGATAAATTTTTACAGTCATTCTCATCATTGTAGATGAACGATAAGCTGCTAAAGGAAGTCTTATTTTTAAGGCTCCAGTTACTGTCGATGTATTTGTTGCATAAGCTGCGCCGCCAGGATGAGTAAGTCTCAAAGGGACTATTCCAGCATTAGTTCCTGTTATATCTGAAATGCCTTTTTGTGTAGTAGCTAGACCTTGGAAAGTAACATCTCCAGTAAATGTTCCTCCTCCAAATGGATTTCCAGTAGCGCCAGTGCTTCCTAGTCCTCCAGTTCCACCAGTACCGCCAGTTCCACCAGTGCCGCCTGTGGCTCCAGTAGATCCTGTAGAACCTGTAGAACCGATTCCACCAGTTCCACCCGTTCCTCCTGTACCACCTGTACCTCCTTGAGATCCAATCGATCCAGTAACACCAATTAAACCACCCGGAGTTATTTTTCTGACAGAACTAATTACTGCTCCTTGAGAAGCGTTTCCTGCATATCCAAGATTAGTTAAAGTAACTGAAGTGGCGCTGCCGATAGCATTTACAGAAAAATATCCAGCAGTTTCAAAATAAACAACTTCTCCTACTGCCATCCAACTAGTATTTACAACACTTACAACAACAGTTGAAGAAACCGCTGGCATACTAAATATTGCTGTGTTTGTAGTAGAAGCGCTTACGCCGTTAGAACCTATAGATCCTGTAGAACCAATCCCACCAGTTCCTCCTGTTCCTCCTGTTCCTCCTGTTCCACCAGTGCCTCCTTGAGAACCAGTGGAACCAATAGATCCAGTTGAACCTATTCCCCCAGTGCCGCCAGTTCCTCCAGTCCCGCCTGTCCCTCCAGATGTTCCAGAAGAACCAGACGACCCACTTGTTCCAGAAGATCCTGCGCTTCCGCTAGTTCCAGACGAACCAGAAGAGCCGCTAGTCCCCGAGCTTCCAGAAGAACCAGATGGTCCACTGCTTCCAGCTTCACCCATTGGGCCATAACCTACATTTGTTATTCCTTGAGAATTTGCAGAATAAAAGCTAGTATCAAAATAAAGAGCATTCCCAAGACCTCTAGCTACAGTTCTTTGTATTACTCCGTCTCTCCAGTATCTTACGTTTGCTCCGTCATAGGTAATAGCTAATACTGTGCTTGTTGTGAAAGTCATTCCAGTGACTACTGGAGAATTGCTTTCGTATATAGAAAGACCTCCAGTGTCCATGTACCAAGCATAATCCAACGAAGTGTAAGAAGCGTCACCAGTAGGATCAGAGTTCAAGCCGAACATTACTATAGATGAAGTGCTTGTGGCTTTAGCTGTGCAATAAACACCTCTTACATATCCTTGAGTAGAATAAACTTGAGAATCCCAAGCATTAGTTCCAGAAGATTTTATGAAAGTGCTGCTATCTGCTCCGTAAGCTGTATTTCCTCCGAAAACAGGAGTCCAATCTGAAGCTCCTCTAGCACCAGTTCCACCTGTTCCGCCAGTGCCACCAGTGCCTCCTTGAGATCCTGTAGAGCCTATTCCACCTGTGCCACCAGTTCCTCCTGTTCCTCCAGTAGAACCTGAGCTGCCAGAAGTTCCCGCAGAACCAGAAGTGCCAGAGCTTCCAGCAGAGCCAGAAGTCCCTGAAGATCCACTAGTTCCAGATGAACCACCTGATCCAGATGTG